TTAATCCACCATCAATCCAAAACATATATTCCGAATTGAATTGGTCCATGATTTTAGCGTCATGTAACAAAAACATTTTTGACATTACCAATGGATTGTAGTTTTCCAAACGACCTTGTGTAGATTCTTTCAACCAACCAGATTGGGTATACCATTCAGGATTAGTTCTAATTTTTTGAACCAATGAAAAAAATTCAGAGTTAGTAAACCAACTTAATGGTCTAGTAATAAATTGAGTATTTTCAGTGTTTCTTCTCTCAAAAACGAAAGATTTTAATTCTTCATCTCCAAAAATAATCAGGTTTTCTTCTACCTTTAATAGTTGTTCAAATTTATCTAAATAATGTTGATAAGACCTGCTCCAACCCTCAGTCAACTCTCCTCGTCCGATATCCCAAATACCGGTAACTAATGTTATATTACTCATAAATTTCATTTAATTCTTCAAATATTTTATTAAAGCTTCGATAATTTTCAAAAAAACTATCAGGTATTTCTCTTGGGGCATTATCCCTACACCACCAATGGTCGAATTTAACTATTTCAAAAAGTTCTTGACTATTAAAATACATCAAAGACATAACATTTTCCTCGTGAGGAATTGTTTTATCCTCTTCAATAATATTTTCTACATAACCCTCGAAGAGATTAACGATATTTTCCCACTTATCTCTGTGTCCTCCGAATATTCCACCAATTACGTGAATACTTGAATCATATTGATTATACCATTTTGAATTTACAGTTCCTGACCAAAAATTTTTTTGATTGTCTTTACCTAAAATTAGGAACTTATCTCCAGTTTTTTCAATCAAATTTGACAACATATGATTATTGAAAAGACTACAATCAAACATTTGTTTATAATAATTGTCTTTTCCCAAATATTTGTTTGCAAACAATCCACAGTGCGATAGACCAGCGTCAATCCAATAATAATAATCATAGGATTTGTCCTCATTCCACCAAAAATGGAATTTACTGTACTGTACTTCAATACATCTATCACCAGCCTTTGTCTGTTCAATATTTTTATATTGGTTTATCAAATCTTTGAATTTAGTATTCCCGATATCATAGACTTGAAATTTCAATTTTTCTGAAGAAACTGAATGTTCATTATAAAAAAAATCTTTTAATGATTCTATTTCTCTATCTGAGGTATAACACAAAAAATCTGCATCTGTCATTTTAAGTAATGACAATAAACTATTTCTATAATGCCCTAATCTTCCAGTTCTTCCTCCAAACTCGGTTCCGTGTAAATCACTATAGATTGATGTAATAAATTTAACTGACATACTGAAAATCTCTTATTTCTTTTTTTCGTTTAATTTCTTCATTTCTTTGTTGGTCTAAAAACTCACCAGGTATTTTGAATGGAGAATACAAATTCCAATTATATGTTTGTCCATAAAAATTATTATATTCTCCATTTGATACATCAGACCATCCTCCAAATTGAGGGGCGATTGGTAAAACTGGAATATAACTTTGTTTTTTTGAAACAATAAACTTGAATATATAATCGTCTATGGCATAGTATCCTAACTTGCTTGGTTCTTCCAATTCTAATAAATCATCATAAATTGAATGATGATACAATATCATATTAGTCGCAAATATATCTCTGTGATGAGGTAAGCAAGGTGGTAAAGTTGTAATGTCCATCAACGTATTTAAAGTGTCGTGTTTCAACACAGGTCGATTTAAAGTTGGGGCCAAATTAATTACTCCGAAATCCAAATTCTCAATTTCAACTTCAATTTTTTCAAGTAAAGAATTTGCATATGGCATAACCGAACAATCATCTTCAATGATTAATACACATTCATAATTTCGTTCTTTTGCTAACTTTATTATTTCTATATGAGATAATGAGCATCCTACGTGCGAGTTTTTATCTACCGCGTAAAACAATTCATAATCCCAACCAATATACTCCATTTCTGATTGTATTGATTTTAACCGATCCGGTCTTCTTTCCAAGTTTACGACAAACTTAGGTATTTCATTAAACTTCATATCCCATCATTTTAATTGTAAAATCCACACTTGCGGTTGGACTTAAATAATTCTCATAATAATTACGAGCATTTTTCGAAATAAAATTCAAAAACTCCTTATCCTCTTTAACTTGCATATATCTTTCGATAATCATATCAGAGTGGCGCTTTTCACCTAATCTATCTAATTGCATCCAATCGAACAAATCATTAGGTCTTTCAACAGAGATGTAGTGAAAGTTAGGTATTAAAGGTTCTAAAAATTCTGTTGTGTATTCAAATCTAATAAACGGAACTCCAAGTGCCATATACTCAACATCCCTATAACACATTTCACCTCGTCCCGCAACAGATAATCCTAATTTGAAATTCATCAATTCGTCTGCATAAGAATTGAATCCACCAATAGGACTTCCACCATAAAATACATCTGAATTGAAATGTTGTAAAATTGTTCTCGAGTCTGTTTCCCCTCTAAAATACATTCTACTATCTTGAGGTTCAGTTTCCAACCTCTTTTGATAATATTTTTCCAAATCATATTTATTAGACGGAAAATAAATCCATGGAGAATATTTGTGATGATTTTCTTCTGCAACGTGATGATAAACTTTATCTCGGATAAATTGAGATATAAATATTTTTTTGGTGTTGTCGTAGGATTGAAGATTCAAAGATGTTGGGGTTAAATCATCTGACACACTTAAAATTTGAGTTTCTTTTGTCTCGTAATCTTCAATTATCATTTCACAATCCTGCATTTCAATAAAGAAATCTTTATCATCATACCATCCCAGTTCAACATCAACTCTTCCTTTGTGTACATTTTTTTGATATCTGTCAACAATAACATCATGTTTTTCTGATAATTTTTTGATTAAATTATCAAAAAAAATGTTATAGTATCTATACCTATTACTATAGTGATTTGTAGGTTGATGTACTATTAATCTCCTACGCATCTTATGAAACTACATTATGATTTAATTGTCCCGTTATTCTATCACACCAACCTTTAGACTCCGAGTGAGGCCATACAACCCAATGTGATGGTAAAACTGTTGTAGGAAATTCTCTCCACACTTTACAATATTTATCAGGATCTCTGAAAAATCCTGCGATTTCATTCTTATCCGCATCTTTTCGGTAAATGGTTTCATCATTTGGACCATGGAATGCAACAACCCAAAAATCATAATCTTTCTCGGGAACACTTGAATATCCAACATCAATACAATGCTTGTAAATTGTTGAAAAACTATTTTTCCATTCCTCTTCGTCTTCAATTACAGGACTAGGTGCATATTTTTTATCTAAACAATGTTGGTCAACAGCTCTTTTTTCAAACAACAAACCAGAGTATCTTTCATATTCTCTAAGAGTTCTCACGGTTCCAAATCCATATGGACCGTCATGACCTTCTTGAGTTTCGCCATCCATACCAAATAATTTTCTATTTGTTAAGTGAGAGTGTTTATTCTTATCTCCCCAAGTTTTGTCGTCATCCCATTGTTTGGTTCTACCTTTACGAGTATATTCGTGATAGACAACAGGAATGTGTGGGTGGAACAAATCATATCCCCAAGTGTATGCTCTTGCCGCAATAGAAATTTCTTCTCCGTGGAAATAGTATTCAGGATTATGTTGTACCTCTGTTGAGAATTGACCTAAAGTAAAACAGAAGTGAGCGGAATAGAATCTTGATGTGACAGGCTTTGTCATTTCTCTCCAACCTGGAATTGTTTCAGGTAAGAAGAATACTGCACCTTCGGGAATGAATCTATCAAATGCCATTCTCCAAGCATCTTGTGATCGTCCTGCTGGGTCGTTTTCAGGGTCAAATGACGGTACATAACCTGTTAATAAAGGTTTCTTATATCCATCCTTTTGTAATCCCTTAATCATCTTAATTAGGACATCATCCCAATCTTTAATGAACCTCATGTGTGAATCAATTTGTAGAGTGTATTCTTCACCACCATAAAGTTGTTGTGTTAGATTTCTTGCCCAACAAACACCTCTCGATTCTTGATAAGGAATATCCAAAATTTTGAATCGTTTGTCTTTTCTAAACTCATCCAAATTATCGAATCCGTCAGATTCACTATATTGTCTTGCAATTCCAAAAACCAAATTTTTAGGTTTTTTAGCATTTGCAATCATGTCCTTTATGGTTGGAACCAACTGTGGGTCTCTGTAAGAAGCTATTTGAATAAAAATTTTCATTTGATTTATATTTTTACTATAAAATAAAAAAAATCCCCAATAAGTGGAGAGTTTTTGAATATATGAATATTTTTTATTTTTTATGTTAAGGTACATTTATGATATTAATTGTACCTGCCATACTAGAATGGAACTGACAAACATAATAAAGAGTGGAAGGTGCGTCAAATGGAACTACAAATGTTATTGTCCCATTTTGAGATCCGTTATTAGTTACACCAGTATTATACACATTACCTGCGTTATATGCACCAGAGGTGGTTTGTATCCAGAATGGATGACCACTTGCAGCGACATTAAATGTATAGGTAACACCCTCATTCAATGTCAATGTCGGATTGGACTGTCCATTTATAATATAAGCCGATGACCCACTATTTGTTACAGTAAATGTTGTAACTACAGGAGTTGCCGTTGGTGTTGGAGTATTGGTTAGGGTGTTAGTTGGAGTATTGGTCGGAGTTAAAGTATTTGTAGGAGTATTTGTTGGAGTTTCAGTGTTAGTTGGTGTTGGAGTATTGGTTAGGGTGTTAGTTGGAGTATTGGTCGCAGTCACACTTGGGGTCGGAGTGTTAGTTGGTGTTTCAGTATTCGTTGGTGTTGGAGTGTTAGTTGCAGTTTCTGTGTTCGTAGGTGTAGTAGTATTAGTTGGTGTTAAAGTATTCGTAGGAGTGTTAGTAGGAGTTTCTGTTAAAGTACTAGTAGGTGTATTAGTTGGAGTTTCAGTATTCGTAGGTGTTGGTGTATTAGTTGGAGTTTCAGTATTCGTTGGCGTTGGTGTTGGAGTACCAGTTCCTGTTGTAGTGACACTTGGGGTTGGAGTATTAGTCGGAGTATTAGTTGGTGTTTCGGTATTTGTTGGGGTTGGTGTTGGTGTTGGAGTATTTGTTGGTGTTACAGACGTTGGAGGGAATGGACCTTCATTAATTAATAATATACCCCCTTTGAATGATGGTGCCACTGTATAGGTACCATTGATTACCCAAATATTTTTAGTTTGATTAGGAAGTAATTCAACTTGATAATCCCAAAGAGAATCATCGCATCTTCTGTAACTAAAGTTAACTAGTGTTGAACCAGTGTTCGTGAGGATATATTTACTACAAGCCATTGTTTTTCTTATTTAATTTATAAATACTACGAATTATCGGATTTATATTATTTTTTTATAAATATAATTTAAGGTATGATGTTCATCACTAATGAACTTGCATTTCCTCCTGATCCCCAAGCCCAAGTATACGTTCCTCCACTTAATCCCAAACCTGCGATAGTTGAGTTAGTATAAGTAGTACTTCCGCTAATAACTGTATTTGATGTGTATCCTGAAGGAACTAATAAGACACGTCCACTTGCTCCGCCAGTAAGAATACCAAATGTTGAACCCGAAGTTGTAAATGCTCCCAGACTACTCGGAGAACCAAAACTTGTTGGAAATGTTAGTGACGCTCCACCGTATTCTTCTACCGTTATTTCAGGTCCAACTGCCCAAATAGCTGAAGTTGAGTTAAAAGTAGAACTTACAGTTAGGTCTCCTTCTAACGATAATGCTCCCAAATTAAAACTACCTGAACCACTCCATACAACATCAAGTCCTTGCTGCTCAACGTTGAGTGTAAAGGTTCCAGGCACTGAAGTCGGGGTTGGTGTTGGAGTTTCTGTTGGGGTGGATGTTGGAGTTTCTGATGGAGTTGGAGTTGGTGGGTAAAACACGGAAGCTGTTAAGTTGATTGGACTACCAGAAACAAACGGATTTGGTGAAGGTTGTATTACACTTAAATAAGTTGCAGAATAGAAACTTACAATTGTTGAAGTATAGAAGAATGATGCACTTTCACCGCTTGCAATATAAGTATTAGCACCTTGTGTCAATGTAATTGTTCCGCCATAAATTAATAAATCATCATATTCAGGATGTGAAGTTCCTGATTTATCAATTGCTGTAAATGTAATTTCAATACTATCATTTGGATTGTATGTTATGAAATCTCCTCCATCAATTAACATCATACCTCCATTAAATGGTGGGACTGTTGGATTTGAACCCTCGGTTCTATAGAATAGATATGAGCCAGGAGGATAAGGAGTATTAGTTGGAGTAATCGTAGGTGTTGGCGTTCTAGTTGGCGTTCTAGTTGGTGTTATAGTTGGTGTTACAGTACTTGTAGGTGTAGGAGTCACAGGGTAATTTACCTCAACTAATACGTTAATTGGAACACCTGATACAAAACTACTGCTCTGAATTGTTGTATAATTTTGAACAAAGATTCCACTTCCATAATCTTCAAAATCTGTAGACTCACCACTGAAGATTATTGTATTTACTCCTTGGGTCATTGTTACTGTACCACCATAAGTTAAAGTATCATAATAATCAGGATGAGATAAACCGGAAGAGTCTATAGCATTAATATATGCACCTACCGTTAAACTCCAATCATATGTAACCAAATTGTTGTCATCAACGAACATTAAATTACCTGGATCAGATGGATTAGATGGGGCAGAACCATCAGGTAGGAAGAAATAATATTGACCTGAACCGTTAGGTGTACCTGTCGGTGTTAGAGTTGGAGTTTCAGTAGGAGTCTCAGTTGGAGTTTCAGTATTAGTAGGAGTTTGAGTTTGAGTAGGAGTTTCTGTAGCAGTTGGAGTTACAGTGTTAGTAGGAGTTTCTGTTGGCGTAGATGTTGGAGTTTCGGTATTTGTTGGAGTTTCTGTATTAGTTGGAGTTGCGGTGTTAGTTGGAGTTTCTGTATTTGTTGGAGTTACAGTATTAGTCGGTGTTTGAGTAGGAGTTTCTGTATTGGTCGGTGTTACAGTGTTAGTAGGAGTTTCTGTATTAGTTGGAGTTGCGGTGTTAGTTGGAGTATTAGTTGGAGTTTCTGTATTAGTAGGAGTATTAGTAGGAGTATTAGTAGGAGTTTCAGTTGGCGTTGAAGTTTGTGTCTCGGTTGCAGTCGGTGTCACTCCTAAAGTAGCAGTTGTACTTGGAGTAGGTGTATTAGTTGGAGTTTCTGTAGGAGTCTCAGTTGGAGTTTCAGTATTAGTAGGAGTTTGAGTTTGAGTAGGAGTTTCTGTATTTGTTGGAGTTACAGTGTTAGTAGGAGTTTCTGTTGGCGTAGATGTTGGAGTTTCGGTATTTGTTGGAGTTTCTGTATTAGTTGGAGTTGCGGTGTTAGTTGGAGTTTCTGTATTTGTTGGAGTTACAGTATTAGTCGGTGTTTGAGTAGGAGTTTCTGTATTGGTCGGTGTTACAGTGTTAGTAGGAGTTTCTGTATTTGTTGGAGTTACAGTGTTAGTAGGAGTTTCTGTTGGTGTAGATGTTGGAGTTTCGGTATTAGTTGGAGTTTGAGTTCCTGTCGCAGTTGGAGTTAATCCAATAGTTGCGGTTGTACTTGGTGTTGCGGTTTGAGTTGGAGTATTAGCAGGTGTTTCTGTATTAGTCGGTGTCGGTGTCGGTGTAACACAAGAAACAAATCCGCCTGTTTCAGTACCACCTGAAGTTAATTCAACCACAACTTGGTCGTAATTATAAAATCCTGTCATATCAATTGTTACAGGGCCAACAAAGTCATTATAGAATTGATTGTTTTCGTCAAACAATGATTCGTCACCATAGATTGTTGTCGGTATATTAACCTGTGAACATGCATCGTCTGAAGTCAAACCGGTATAAACCGCAAATCCAAATCTATTGTGAGTCGGAGTTGGTGTCTGAGTTGGTGTTTCTGTTTGGGTGGTTGTTGGTGTTTGGGTGGTTGTTGGTGTTGAAGTTTGTGTATTTGTTGGAGTATTAATTGGTGTTTCCGTTGGACTAGAAGTAATACTTGGTGTCGGAGTCGGCGTCTGCGTAGTAGTACTTGTATTAGTAGGAGTTTGAGTATTAGTTGGAGTATTAGTTAGTGTTGGAGTAGGTGTAGGGCCTGGTACTACAACAGAATACATTGTAGCGTAAGTAGGTACATAACAGTTGTAAGTCCCGAAATAATAATCAGAAATATAATTAAATGGGAAAGTTTGTACTCCCAAATCTATTGTTCCACCAGATATTGGTAGATACGTTACGTTGGTTGTTAAACCACTCAAATTATCACTTAATATTCTTACACCTATTGCCATATCTATAAATACTCAAAAAAAATTATTCATTTAACATACTCCAACATTTATTATTAATGTACCACTTAACTGAACAAATTTTGCTCCATCTGAAATTGTAAAATTGGCTCCAATTGGCGCAATTGTTAATTCTTTATTTCCATATACATGGTCTCCCACTTCTAAAGTATCAAATGGTTTTGTTGTAAATATTTTAACATTTGCAGGATTTGCAAACGAATTAACTGATTGACAAACATTTTGATACCATCCACCCGTTCTCAAATTTCTTTCATAAACTGCTGACGGAGTAACTGATGGCGTTGGAGAATAAGTCGGTGTTGGAGTTTGTGTAATTGATGTTGGAGTTATACTTACGGTTGGAGTTACTGATGGAGTGATAGAAGGAGTTGGGGTAGCCGTTGGACATAATCCTATATTGGTAATGTTTAACGGCCCACTGTAACTTTCTTGTATTAAATCTTCAGCGCAAACAAACTCCGTGTTTAATGGAGTTATGGTTCCTACACTTATAATACCAGTACAACCTGTATATCTATAATATCCATCTTCAACACTATTGTAGTTTATTATTTGAAAGTAGTTACAATTCATTTGTACCTTATACTTAAGTAATCGGTGTTGGTGTCGCCTGAATTAACTCATAAGTCAAATCATTATCAGGTATTAACACATAAGTTAAATCATTATCAGGTATTAACACATAAGTTAAATCATTGGAAGGAACAACAATTGCACAATTAGGACATTCAGGATTTAATAATCCATATCTATTTTTCAGAATCTTAAAATTGTGTTTGACCTGAGATGCGTTCAATGGTTCAACATACATTCTAAACGCACTGACATCTCCTATCATACTACCACCAAAATATTCTTCTAACTTAATATGTGTGGTTAATCCTGAGTATATTGTATTATCTAAATCGTCAGTTGTTAAACATTCTGGATCTTGTTGATAAGTGATACCACTAATAGATTCTGGGCATCCTCCTGAGAATGTTAAATTGTCTTTAAGTCCTTGAGTACCTCCACCCAAAGAAATATTATATCCAACACCGATTTGTTTTTCTCGTTCAACATTTAGTAATCTTGGAATAATCTCTTCGAAGTTTTCGGCGACCATAAACAATTTACCATTGACGAATATTTTTAGAGTTCCTAATCTATATTTCTTTTCCTCTGTCCAATTATCATTGAATGTTACAATTTCGGTTGTCGCCGGATCATAAGGTAATTCATGAGTTAATGGAGGTTCAATTAAACTAACACTATTATTTGCAGGTGTCGCGGTATAAATTGTATCGACAAGAAGGCCCAATCCTCCTTTTTCATAAAGGTCACAAGTATCTAACCACTGATTTCTTTGGAAGACAGCATCAATCTGTACCCAATGTTCCAAATTGATATAAGGTGTATTTTTACAATCATCAAAAATACCTCGTGTTGAACACCACTCTGTGACGGATGTTCCCGTATGATAAGTTAATCCTGTTTGACAAGTTCCTGTAGTTTCACACCCACCAGTAATCGTATAAGTTTTAATACATAAGCGTGGATTTCCTGTGTCTCCACTTAACCTCAGTGAAAGTCCGTTCGAAACCCCATCGTATAATGGGTCTTTTTCAGGGTACTGTGCATTTACTTGACATTCACAATTACAACCACAAGAACAGTTTTTGGAAGTACCTCCTGAAATTTGATAAACCTCAAGACAGGTCGATGCAGTGTTTGCTGAACTAGCACAACCACAGGTATGCATACAAGTTAACCCTGATGTAACTCTTGTATATCCTGTATCTTGTTTAGGTGACCCATCGGCATAGTGATAGAATTTGTTTTCTGCCCTTGAACCCATATAAAAGAACGTACCTTTATTATTAGGGTATCGATTGTTCAGCCCAACACTTGTGTCTCCTGTCCATCGGTATCTTAGCATGAACTCAGCAGTCCATCCTAACGGAACTCTCTGTGGAAAAATTTGATAATCGTAACCAGGTATTTTATAAAATCCTTGGAAGAATCCTCCATTCAATCTTGCAAAGTATCCAACATCTCCACCATCAGTTGCATAGTTCAAATCGTAACTATAAGAATCATCGTTCCATAGTCGGTTTTGTGTTGTAGTAAATCCTGTGATAGGATGAAGTTTCATTCTCCTATCGTACTTGTATCTACTATATTTGTCTGAATTGTTTGTATAAAGTCCTGTGGTTATTTGGATTGTCTCACCCGACATTTTTTTAACCAAACCATTATCAATACCAGTCAAACCAACATCACAAAGGTCGGTAACTATAGGACAAAAGTTTGGGTCAATGTCACCAGGATTCCAATAATTTTCAGAAACAATAACATTATCATCAAAAGTACATACTCCAGATTGGCATATCGTTGTTGCAGTACTATTGAAATCAAATCTAAATGGCATTCTATTTCCATCGACTTCACCTATTAATAATGGTGAAAAAATTACCTCTTGGTCATAGTCCTTCTCGTCTGAAGCCAAACAGATATCGGTAATTTCGTTGACAGGTTTAATACCCCAACGCCTAAAATTATACTGATTAATATTTTGATATGCCATAAACTAATGATAAATACCTTATGTCATAGTATTTATAGATAAAAAATGAGCTATGATTCCTGTAGATACTGAATTTTTTTCATCACCATATTATTTCTTGATGAGAGACAAAGGAAATAAGTATTCGTTATATTTCTCTGTTGAGAATACTTTGACCGAAGCACGTAAAAAAGATGAAGTCATTCACTTCTCAAAAGAAAAGGGTGAAAAAGTAAAAAAACATTTGAAAAAAGTTGCAAAAGAAAAGAAAATCAAAGATACAAAAACTTTGAAGACTGATTTAGAGGAACTAGTGAATTCTGACGGAAGTATGTCAAACTCCAAAATTCCAATTTTGGACCCAAGATTACATCCAAGAAAAACTATGGACCAGACTGTTT